TCTATGACTAATCGTTCAAATCATTTAACAGTTTATTCTTTTTTATTTAGTATTTTATTTGTATCAGTGTTGTTTAATCTACATTTCTATTCTAGATTGTCTAGTCTAGAATCTGAGGCTGTTCTTTGGCGTTGTGGAACTAGTCAAATGGAATTTCAACAGATTCAAAATGAAATTGAAAGACTAGAAAATAATCCATTTTTTAATGCTTGTGATCCTCCTAGTGTATTAAAGAAAGGAACGGGCGAGTAAAGGTTTCGACTACATAAAGAGAATTATATTGGCAAGTAGTGGTTGGTGGAAGGGCCACTTTAAAAATCTACCAAATGCTTTAACTGGCACAAATCAGTTAGCCCTTGCTGCCTGACAAAAAAGGGTAGCAACAGACTGCGATACCGAATGAGGGTAGGGATCAAAAGTCTGTCGTTAAATCCCTCTGCACTTACAATATCCAACGGGTTGTAGGTTAAGAGAAGTTGGTAAGATGGGATTAGTCTTGTTTGTTCTGTAACCCCATTTAATCTATGAACAAAATAAACTTGTAGAGAATGTAATTTGAAGTATGATAAGACAGGGGTTCGACTCCCCTCTCGTCCACTAAAAATATGGCATATTTAAATACTCCTATTCCTGTTATTGGTGGATATGTTCGTGGAAATTTTCTACGCAACCAAGAAGATTCTTTTGATAAAAAGTTTCCATGTTATATATTTGGGATGACTTCTATTCCCGCCCAGGCACCATTATTTCATTTTATTATGGAAGATGGAGGATTATGGTGGAGGATGCCTATTCACGCTTTTTGTTGGAAACTTGATAGTCCACAACAAGAATTAGACGAATTAGTTTTATGGGATTCTTTCTCGTATCACGTTTCTGTAACATCTTATCCAGTGTTAAGAAATCATACTTGTAAATTTATTTCTAGAAGGAGAGTTGAATATACTGGGAGATATTTGTTTACGCTAGATTGGGCAGGATCAACTGATAGTGGGGATACAGATTTTACTCTTAGTGAGTTTCCCTCACAACATAAATGTGGTCATTTTATTAAAATGGATAATGGTAATTTTGCTATTCAGCCAAATAATAGACTAGTAATGCACGATCCATCTTTCACTATTAAGAATGAATTAGTTATACATCGTAAATATAATGAAACTCTTTGGACAGCAGAAAGAAATATGCGATGGGTAACTCCCGATACTGATATTATGGACTATGATCATACTGATTTACAATCTGGAGAATCTAATCAAGAAAGATCAGATATGTATAATCAAATAGATAAACAAAATAATGACTAGAAAAATTTGTGTTAAATGCGGCAAAAGAAAAAACGGAAAGTCTTTTGCTAAACATAAATCCAGAAAAAATGGTTTTGATTCACGATGCAAAAAATGTGTTGCTAAAGAGAGTAAAATTAGATATAAACTAAAAAAAGTAGCACCAGATAAACCAGAAATTTGTCCCATTTGCTGTAAAAAACCAGAAAAATTTACTGTTCCTTATAAATGGCATTTGGATCATGATCCAGAGACTAAGAGATTTAGGGGTTGGTTGTGTGAAGATTGTAACCGATCAATGGGTGTATTAGGAGATACTATAGAATCTATAGTTAGAGCATTGAACTACTTATTAGCAGCAAAGACTAATAATGAATCTTATTAAAAAATGGAATAATCATCTCAAAGAAAATAATATGACTTATATAGAGCATATGATTTTTGCTCTTTTTTATGGGTGTGCTTGTCTACTTGCTGGATTTTATTTAATCGTTCATTCTATTTTACCCTGTTTTTTCCCAACAGCAGGAAGTGATTTAGTTACAAAATTAAGTAAACGATTCAAGACACACTACTAGGTTGTCGATACTTGACAATAGAACTAGCGTATGGTATACTACGCTAAACAATGGAGAATATTTGGATGACTCACGATTTTAATTATGTTATGGGAATGGTTCGTGATCTTAGGGCCACAAGCAGCACTATTGACAAGCAAACAATTATTGAGGATTATTGCAGTCATAATTCTGAGGCTGCAAATTTTACCAAGAAAATTCTTCTTTATACTTATCATCCATTGTGGCAATACAATGTAACCAGCGATAATCTGAAGAAGAAAAGTTCTTTGAGAGGAAAGTCTTATAAGAATTTCTTTGATCTTCTGGATGATCTAAAGAGTCGAAAGATTACTGGGTATGATGCTATTGGAGCAATACATACTTTTATTGATAGTCAGTCAAATAAAGACAATATTGAAGAACTCATTTATTGCATTATTGATAAAGACTTGAAAACCCGTGCTGGGGATAAGATTATTAATAAGGCTATTCCAGATCATATTCCAGAGTTTAGTGTTGCATTGGCAGATAAATATGAACCTAAACTTGTAGATTGGAAGGATGGTTGGTATGTTAGCAGAAAAATTGACGGTGCTAGATGTATTGGTATTGTTGATAGTAATGGTGACACTACCTTCTACTCCCGCACGGGAAAGGAATTTGATACTCTTGCTATCGTTAGGAGCGGTATTAAGGCTCTTAATGTTACTAATGTAGTATTTGATGGTGAACTTTGTCTTGTAGACGAAGATGGAAATGAAGATTTTCAAGGAGTTATGAAACAACTTAAAAAGAAGGATCATACTATTCCCAATCCATCTTTTAAAATTTTTGATATGATTAGTCATGATGAATTCTATAGTAAGAAAGGCGAAAAGAATCGTCCTTATTCTATTCGTTTGGCAAATCTGACAGAGATTATGGCCAAGAATGAATGTCCATGTCTCACTCTACTTGAACAAGAATTGATTCATAATGATGAACATTTCCAAGAATGGGTTAAAGAAGCCGCAGATTATGGTTGGGAGGGTGTTATGCTACGAGCAGACGAACCCTATAAAGGTAAGCGTAGTAAAGACCTTCTAAAAGTTAAAAAGTTTTTTGATGACGAGTATGAAGTTGTTGATGTTGAAATGGGGCCATTTAGATATGTAAAAGATGGTGCTGAATGTGAAGAAACTATGTTGAGTTGTGTAATGATTAATCATAAGGGATATACTGTACGAGTTGGTAGTGGATTCACTATTGACCAAAGACAAGAGTTTTATCAAGATCCTAATAAGATTCTTGGAAAAATTATAACCGTTCAGTATTTCTCAGAGAGTGAAAATCAAGATGGTGGCCTGAGCCTTCGCTTTCCTACATTTAAATTTTTACACGGATCAGTTAGAACGGTTTAATTATGTTACAAATTTGCAATACTAATGTTGCTTATTTTGACAAAATTTCTATATTTGGAGAAAGACATTCTGGAACAAATTTTCTAGAAAATTGTTTTAAACAAAAATTTGGACTAGAAAGAACATCATATTTTGATAACAAGCATTTTTTTGGTTGGTGTAAACCAGAAACCATAACTTATCATAGGATGAGCCTACACACCCTATTTACAGGCATAGTGCGTAATCCATACGATTGGATTATGGCTATGATTAATTTACCACACCATATTCATCCCCATAGATTACAAAACATAGAATCTTTTTTACTTAGTGAATGGTATTCAACAGATTTTCACCATAATGAAATTCTAACAGATAGAAACTATCAAACTAAAAATAGATATAAAAATATATTTGAGATGAGAACTTTAAAATATAAATACTTGTCTGAGATAATGCCAGTTATTGCTAAAAATTATATGTTGTTATCATATGATTCTTTCTTAAAAAATTATCATAATTATTTGAATATTATATCTAATAGATTTTATCTAAAAAAAATAGGACAAGAACCAGAATTACAAAATAAAAATCCATACCCAGTACCAGAATATATTAAAAATATTATTGACAACAATGTTGATTGGTCTTTGGAAGAAAGTTTAGGATTCTACAAAAGGGTCTAAAGTAGCGGACTTGACAAGACGATACCAGTAATGTAGAATCGTAGCATCAACGCTAACATTGGAGTTTTTATGATTGTTTTGAATACTGTTGCAGAAAATACTTCTGTTGAGATGAGAAAAAGCAAGGCCGATATTTTCTTTTCTACATTTCCTAGAGATAAAGTTGTAGCATATAAGGAATATTGGGAGAGTGTGCGTCCTCAAAATGTTGAGGATATTTTTCGTCGGTATCTTTTCAGTTTTATGAGCGTTCATACAACATGGAAGTCTAATGTTAGTGGCTATAACGCAATCAAAGACTTTAATGATTGGATTGATAATAAAGAACTGCTGAGAGATAAGATTAAAAGTAGTGGTTGTGGGCTATATAACAATCGTACAAAGTTTATTTGG